TAGTGAAGTGTTTTGCTAATGACATGATCTCACTAACACTGGTTGGGTTACCAGACCCAATGTTATATGTTTCATTGAGTTCACCCTTATCCATAACAAGTTTGATAGCACGACAGACATCATCTACATGCATAATGTCACGACAGTGTGATCCGTTATCATACATCTTGACATCTCTGTCTGCTTTCAACTCATTAATCATCCACTGAATAGCATTCTTCTTACGGTTTGCTTTCCTATCACCAGGCCCCATGACATTACATAGTCTCAGGATCCTATACTTCATCCCAGTGGTCTGTGCAAAAGACCTGATAAGATTTTCTGCACAGTACTTTGTGATTGAGTAGAACCCTTGTGGGTTGCATGATGAAGTTTCTGATGCTGGTGTGATTCCTTTTCCATAGACAAACCAAGAGGAAATGAAGTTGAAGGTAATGTCTTCTGACCTGCAATGGTCAAGAACCTCGCAAAGGACATGTAAATTAGTGTCAACGTCTAGTGTTATTTTATCATGGACATTGTAATTGTCCACAGTTGATATAGTATAAAGGATATTACTACTCTTAGGTTCACGATCATCCTTGTTTACTATCTCAACTTCAGGTTCATACATGTGATAGAAATTTCTACCAATAAAACCTGGTCCATATAAAGAAATCATGTTAGTTTATCTAGATACCAAGTGACAGTAGCACGTAATCCAATCTCAAAGTCTGTGAATGGTGTCCAACCTGTTCTTTTTGTTATCTTAGTATGATCCATTCCATACCTTTTGTCAATACCAGGTCTTTCATTATTGATACCAATAAGATCAAATGGTTTATTCATCAACTTCAATATCATTTTAGTAACATCTAAATTTCTCATCTCACATCCACCACCTATATTGAAGTGATCATTTATTATACCTTGCTCTTCTAACTCCCAGATAGCAGCACAATGATCATAAACATATAACCAATCCCTTACCTGATGACCACCCTGATGCATATATGTTACCTTATCCTGTAATGCATTAGTTACCACAAGTGGTATCAACTTTTCTACATGTTGATGAGGACCATAATTATTAGAACAATTAGTAATGAGATAAGGTAAACCGTAAGTGTTGTGCCATGTCTTGACAAAATAATCGGAAGCTGCTTTGCTTGCCGAGTAGGGGTTTCTTGGGTCATATGGAGTAGTCTCCTTGAATAATTCAGTGTCATCATATTCCAAAGAACCATACACCTCATCCGTTGAGATGTGATGAAACTTCTTGATACCAACTTCTAATGATGCATTCATTAGATTTATAGTACCAACTACATTAGACTCTAAAAAGGGTTTATAATTTTTGATTGAATTATCTACATGACTTTCAGCAGCAAAGTGAAATACTTTTTCAGGTTTATATTTTTGAAAGAGATGATTGACATGTTTTTCATTTGTTATATCACACCACTCAAAGATGAACTGATCATACTTTGGAATAAAATTTATATCAGCAGCATATGATAATGAATCAAGAACAACTACTTGCTCATCAGTACGTTGTAAATAATGAAGAAAATTACTACCAATAAATCCTGCACCACCAGTAACAAATAACATTATTCAGTACCATACTCATTCATACACATATAGATATTGTCTTTTTTTACACGTCCATAATCATCTTCCAATCTAACAATATCATCTTCCTTACATTTACCTAATTGAGTCTCACAAATCAATAATCCATCATCATGCGACTTTACACGATGTCTCATCTCAACACCAATATGAAAGGTATCACCAACCTTACACTCAGTATCAAGATTTCCTTGTGTAACAACACCTGTTCCCTGAACGATTACCCAATCCTCAGTCCTAAGTTTATGATACTGTAAAGATAACCTCTGACCAGGTTTTATATAAAGCATTTTTACTCGATACCCTTCACCCCTGTGGATGGTTTTATACCATCCCCAAGGTCTTTCTCTTTTAGTAACTTGAATGTTAACCGTTGGTAATGTCATTTGGTACCGAATTTATAATGTTATGAGAGACTTGTGCCCAGTCTATATCAAATAATTCTAGACCTTTATCTGTAAGTATATTATCATACATCTTTTCAAATATACTAGGTGGCATAGTAACCACGTTAGCACCGTTCAGGAATGAGTCTGTGACATGATTTACATTACGAATAGATGCAGACAACACTTGTGTTTGTGCACCATGCAATCTAAAAATTCCTGCTATCTTACTTATAAGAGCAATACCATTCATACTTTGATCATCTAAACGACCAACAAAGGGGGAAACATAATGTGCTCCTGCTTTGGATGCAAGTATTGCTTGTGCTGCTGTGAAAACTAAGGTCACATTTACACGGACACCTTCTAATGCAAGTGCTCTACATGCAGTTAGACCATCAGGTGACAAAGGAACCTTGATTGTTACTGGATTTACACTCAACTTATTACTTTGAAAAGCAAATTTACCATGTAATCTTTGTCCTTCGGTGATCATTTCATTAGCATCACCAACAACTTCCATACTAATATCACGTATACCAGAGTCTGCTAACTCCTGATATACATCCTCTGGATCTCTTCCACTCTTACGAATAAGAGTAGGGTTTGTAGTCACACCATCAATCAAACCTGTAGCAGAATGCTTCAGGATAAGATCTGTCTCAGCAGTATCTAAAAATATTCTCATTAAACCCCAGTAGTAGTAGAAGATGATCTGAAGTACTTATCTATGACAGTAACTTGATCATGGTATCTTGCAATCTTGTCTAACTCAACTCCAATAGCTTCTGTTATATCAGAATGTTCTCCAATACCTGCTGGATGTTCTAAATAGACTTCTACATTTGCTTTATGTTTAGCAATTTCTCCTTGAGCATGTGCTAGGACTGCTCTTATCAGTTGTTCTCGCATGTGTAATGGCATGGGATGTCTTTATCCTTGTGATTTATATTATATGATGTAAAAACGCAGGTGTCAACTATGAGCATTTTTACTACTAAATAAAGTTATATGAACATATGGTAAAAAATGAAAAAATTGTTACCTTTTGTTATGTTAATGATTGCCGCTACTCCTTTAGCAGCCCGTGCTGATATAACTTCCCGTATGAGCTCTAGCGTTCAACTGACTGTTAATGCTGCTGCTACACAGGCTGAAAGGATCGGTTCAAGTTTTGCAATCTCAGGTTCTAATATAGATACTACTGATGGTACGACTACTGCAACAGTGTCTGCTGGTACTATAACTGCAGGTGTATATGCACCTGGAACTATTGCTGCAACCCAAGACACCGCAGGGGCAGCATTTAGCTTTAGCCAATCTTACACCCAAGCAGATGCTGTTCCAACATCAGCTCCATCTGTAGGTGCTGTAGGAAACTTCAGTAATGTAACTTCTACTGCTGCAGGTACTGCAGGTAGTTTAGCTGGTAGTGTAACAAGTGCTCACTCATTTGGAACTCTAACTGCTGGTGGTGCTGGTACTCAGGGTACTTCTCAATTCGTTACTGAGATTCAAATCAAGTAGTAAGATGAGAAGAGTTTTATTACTACTTCTCCTAGGAACTGGTACTGCTGCGAATGCAGTTCCTGTGGTACCTAATTTTACCCAGGGCTCAATGACGAGCCATACGGAAACTACGAGTACAGTTACAGAAACAATCAATTCAATTGATTATAACACCGGGTACCAGTATAGCGTCACTGGTGTTAATGTAAAAACCGATGCTAATAGCATATCTCCCGACTCAGGGACTCAAAATGTTATTCAAAATGGTGTGACTTCAACATGGACAAACCTAGATACAGCAAACAAACCAGACTTTCAGATTCATACTCCGGGAGCAGCGTTTCAATTCACCGAAACGTACCAAGCCCCCGGTCTATCTACGCAGACAATAATAAATCGAACCACCACAATACAAAGCGTCACCGATACAACAAGTATATTCAGCCAGTAGTACTGTTATGCAGTCTTTATACTGCTATACCAGCATACGCTACTGATGTTGGGGGTGTTAGTGCTACTGCAAACCCCGTTGCTAACTCTTCTGGCTCAGTAACCAATCAAGCCATACAGGTTCTCCAAGGTCCATACATGACTAACACGTATGGTGATGGAATTTCATGTCAAATTCCTACCATGAACATAACGCCATATGTGACTCGAACAGGATCATGGATGGATCCATACGAACCATACTACTTGGATCCCGTATATAATAATGCAGATAATAACGACGATAATATTCCAGATAATCCAGGTGAAATCCTATACCATATTCCTACCAGAACTGGACAAAAATCAAATCAAAATGTAAACCTAGGGTTTTCTATGACAATGAGTATTCCATTGAGTAAGAAAGCACAAAGAAATTGTATGGAAGCGGTAGCAATACACAACGATTATAGAAAACAACTTACTGCTAATAAACGTTTAGACTTTGAACTTGCCCGACTAAAAAATTGTGGAGAACTTATTAAATCTGGTGTAACATTCCATAAAAAATCACCCTATGCTGCCATCTGTGCTGATGTAGTAGTACAAGGTGTGAATACTATAAGACCACATACACATTCCATACCACCTTCAACTCAAGTTACAGAAATAACTGCTCCTAAAGGTGATGCTAGTGATTTAGGGACATTTAGTATAGGAAATACTCCAGAATAATGGAACCGATAAAGATAAATTATTATGATATACGTGCTATAAACGGTGGAGAAGTAAGGGGAATTGCAATACCAAAAATTCATACCTTCTTAGATCAACCATTCCATGCTATACCACCATACCTACCAGTAACAGAAACATTATATATTGGAACACCTATTATAGATATGCCTGGTTGTGTTCAGGTTTATAAAGATAGTAAAAAAAATAAAAAGATAGGTGAAGACGATCCTAAAGGTGTAGAAACATACTGTGATGCAAATACTCCTTCATTTGTTTCTATCGAATATGAACCTGAACAAATGACGGTTACATATAATCAAGAACCACCACCAGTTGCACCACCACCTGACCCACCAGGTACTCCAGAAGTTCCTGAAACGGGTGGTGTAACAGAAGAAGAAGTACCTTGTCCTGGACCTAATGCTCCAAGACTAGGAACACTTGGACCTAATGAAAAGGAAAAGGTCAGTGGATATGAACTCCAAACTGACCCTGCTAATCCTACTAAAACTATATGTGTAATATTATATGAAGATATCGGACCAATAGAACAGTACCTACCCTCTGCTCAAGTAGCATCAACTACTGCTGCTATCGCTACTGTTGCTGGTGCATCTGCTTTACTTGCAAAGCCATTAGCAGATCTAATCCTAAAGGTTTTCAAACCACTAATCAAAAAAATATTAACTAAGGTAACTGGTAAAGCTCCAGTAAAACCTTCCCGTTCTGAGATTCAAGCGAATGAATACAGAGAAAAGAAAGGTCTACCACCTCTAAAAAATAAGAGTAAGAAGAAATAATTACACTTCAAGATCAGGTAACTTCTTCTCAACCCAATGTTCTGAGTTGTCTATACCTGCTGCCTTCACATACCTCATAATATGCTCATCGATCTGATGATAGACTGGATGTAGATCCAAGTCCATGTTAATGTCGTGTGCTATCTGTGTTATCTGTGACTCTGTAAAGCAGTGGTCAGGATGTAATAGATCACAGCATGGTATTCTTTTTTCGATCAATTCATTTAGATTGATACGAATTTCATAGTCTCTGTATACTGGTGCCATATTATTCGTTAGGATACCATGTATCATACATGAATACCCCATAAATTACAACTCCCACTGCAATAAGAAGAATCCCAAGCATTATATTGATTGACCAGACTACATCAGACATATGCCTGTGCAGCAAGCCAAGTTGCTAGTCCTAAAGAAGTACCCATGATGGTGAGTCTACTCATCCACCACATAATCTCGTGTTTGTGTTGTGTTATGGCAGTCATTCTAATGTCCCATTGGAATTCCAGATGCCATAAGACGAGAGATGTTATCCACCTCTTCGTTATTACAATAGTCAATAAAATGAGGATGCTCCTTTAGATAGGACACATCCTCTTTACAGTGTTCTATTGCTTCATATGCACTCATTGCATACTCACATATCTCATAATGTTGTTTTTGTGTGTCGTGATATCCGACAGTGTAATGCCTTTGTTTAGTCAGGGGCATGATTATTTCAATCCCGTACATAAGTAATTATACACACAAACTGTGATAATTACCTAACAGAGTGTTGGCTTACTGACAGTTCTTTATTTAATTTCTTCTTCAACATCTTCACATTCTTTAGCAAAGTCTTTAGACATCTGCCCACCTATCTCTGCACCTTGATCCATACCCATCATTGTAGTTGCACCAGCAAGTACCCATCCAATTATAGGGATAGATGCCATACCAGTTTGAGTAACTACAGCAGTTCCAGCAGCACCACCTACCAATCTTCCTGTTCCTTCTCCACTACCTTGCTTTTTAAGACATGCAATTTTTTTAGCATCCATCTCACCTGTTACTCTATCCCCTGATGGAGTAACATAATACTGTTCATGTTTAGATACCTTTGTCTTACTCATACCTAAGAATCCAGAAGGTCTTTCTATACCTTCATTCTTTATCAGTACTCTAGGGTCATGTGACCTATAATTTATAGTATAACCTTCCTCATTTGCGACTACACTATAAGCAGTATATTCATTTACAGGTAAATTTAATTTAGGAAACTTGGTACGATTGGCAAGCATACCAATCATACCAATATGTGATATACCTAGGAGTGTACCTAGACTAATACCGATCAATTTTTTCATAACAAAAAAGTTCTCCTATACTGTTGGTGGTTTTTGATCTTTCTTAGGATCAAGATTTGCTGGAATATCTGCAGCGATAATCTTCAGTGGCATCTGTTCAATTCTAATTGTCTGAACTGTTCCACCATTACCTCCTACTCCGTTACCTCCATTACCATTTCCATTCTTATCCATCTTCATGGTACCATCACCCTTCTTAGATGCTGTCTGAATTCCGAAGCTAGCTAAAACTCCTGTAAAAACCGAAGCTATGAAAGTTGGATCTATTTTCTGTTGCGGTACACCTGGAATAGCAACATAATTTAAAGTTAAAATTCCCCCAGACCAGGCAAGCACAGTGATTCTGACCATTGTCGAGATGATCGCTGCTTGCTCGTCAGGATCTGGAAGAAGAGCATCTTTGACTTTACCAAAAACACCTTTCTTTTCTTCTTCAACTACTACTTCTTCCTTTTTTTCTTCAGGCATTTAATTAAAGGTTGCTACTCTTATATATGTTAAAGACTTGGCATCTGAGGTTCTGGCATAGCAGGACCAGTGGTATCAGGTAATGTTGGTAAAGTACCAGGTGAACCTAAAAGATCTGGAAGTGCTCCTGTAGCTGCTTCAATAGCTTGTTGTTTAACTCCATCAATGATGGATGCTCTATTGACATATACGTATAACCCACTACCAACAACGGCAGCAGATACAACAGTAGACGCAATAGCAAGTACATTAATTACTTTTTGCATAAGAATTTTCTAGTGTAGAAATAAGATACTGTTCAAATTGTTCCTCAATACCTTCGGTATCAAGGTGTCCTTGTTCAACCCAAATAGAAGCAAATTCATAAACCTGTCTTACATGATGATTGAGTTGATGTGACAGTTTTTGAAAGCATTGTGCTCTCAATGTCAAATATTCGTCAGAATATTTAGGGTCATCCATGTCTTCTGGTTCCAATAAAGTGCTCCGCAGAGAGGACAACCAAGGGTCTTTTCCCATTCTTTTTAATGAATACAATAGGTTCATGATCACCTGAGTTTGCTTCTGCTTGTGCATAAGCATCCCAGACGTTCAACTTCTCTTGGTTCTTACATTCTATACTATAAGGGAACTTTTGTCTAGCATCTCTTGCCATTATCAGATCTTCACCACCTGCTCCCATACTTCTTGACTCAATATCCTCTGGGTGTATGTTACAATTCTCAATCAATTGATCACGTACCCACTGTTGTAGTTTCCTACCTTTGGCTTTCGCTGACTGTGGCTTCATAATTATTTCCCTCTATTATATCTATAATAGAAGAAGCACCCTTGAGTTTCCTCTTGAGTGCTTGCCTTCTATACTTTGATTGTCGTAACGCCTGTGGTTTCAAAGTAATCTTCTGATCTTTCTTTGAATGATGCTGCCAGTTAGGTACTCTCATTTCGGTAGCTTCCTATTGAAATTCCAGTATGACACCTTATTGAAAATTGTCAAGAGGTGAGATAATATTCTTTGCACAAACCACTCTGCCCATAAGAATGCGACAATGGTTGCATCTAATGGGTCGCTTGGGATAGACTTCTTAGTATTTTCCATGTCTCTTGGTAGTTGGATACTTGATAAACTTTACCACATTGATTAGTTATAATAGCATGAGCTAGTGTATAATCATTCCCAGTTTCGTATGTTTTATCACCAAAGAAAGTTATATTATCATAACTATGATATCTTTTTAGTATCTGAGACTTATCATTTCCTTTTGGTGCTATGTCAAGACCAGTCTCACCACCAACAGTTGCCTCCAATTCAGAATACTTCTCATTAAATCTTTGAGCAATACCTAATCTTTCATTATGTTCTTTATCCCATTGAACATATTCCTCCCTTTCTACCATAATTGCATTCCTACCAACGATACTAAAGTTCACACAACCAGGTCTTTCCTCAAGATGCCTTCCTGTTCTAACAGGAAACTTACTTTCATATAACTCAACATGTAAATGATCCTTCATTTCTTCATCGATCTTCCAATCAGTTGTAAAAACATTAGTATCCTGCTCATACACATCATTACCAGAACAATTATATACACGTTTACATTTGTTATATAACTTCTTACCTATTTGTGCAACAGTCTTTTTCCTATCACTACCAGTAACAAGATAGACATCATTAGTATCACAAAATTGTAGAAAGAACTGAAGAAACTCCTTGTCTATTGGTTGTCTGCTAGGAGTCAAAGTACCATCTACATCAAAAAGATATATCATAATTTGAATCCACTGAAAGTATCTTTCTTTACGTCATGTTTGATACCACCAACAACATAGGACTCAACCTCTGTCTCCTGTGGTGCTACTTGTAAACCCTTAGAAGAGATCCAATGCTCTGTCCAAGGTAATGGATTGTTTTTGATAGGTGCATCATAGATTGGTTTCAATCCAACTGCTCTCATTCTCTTATTAGCAATCCACTCAACGTATTTCACTAATAGTTTATCATTCAAACCTATCATACTACCATCTTTGAAAAGATACTCTGCCCATTCCTTCTCTTCTTCTACTGCTTGCTTGAACATTTCTATTACTGTCTCCTCCTCTTCTTCTATAATCTCCTGCATAACAGGATCATCACCCTTTTGCCAGTTCTTTATTATTTGTTGGGTAAGGACAAGGTGTTGGTTCTCGTCTCTTGCAATAAGAGATATGATCTTAGCAGACCCCTCCATAAGTTTGAGCTCACCGAAAGCAAAAGAACAAGCAAAACTAACATAGAAACGAATCCCTTCCAAAATGTTGACATTAGTAATAGCAAGATAAAGTTTACGTTTTAGATCCTTTTCACACCACTCTGCTGATGGGGAACCTTGTGAACCTTCCTTCCACATACAACCATTTCCCCATTCTTGTGCTAAAACTAAGAACTCATCATATGCTTGAGTAACACTTTTAGCACGAGAAAGTATCTTCTCATCATCTAAGATAGTATCAAATACCTCAGATGGATCTGAATAAACATTCTTGATGATGTATGTGTAGGATCTACTATGGATCATCTCCATAAACTGCCATACATTCATAGCACCTTCCAACTCAGGAAGAGCAACATAAGGTGCAAATGCCATACCAGGTCCACGTCCTTGAACTGAATCAAGTAGGATCTGATACTTCAAATTAGAAGTAAAGATATGCTTCTGCTCTGGTCTTAGAGTTTGAAAATCTCCCCTATCCTTCTGAAGAGATACTTCTTCAGGTCTCCAAAAGTATCCTAGCATTTGATTTGTCAATTTATCAAATACTGGATACTTATATGAATCATATCTTTGAACACCCAACGGTGCACCAAAGAACATAGGTTGATTTTTTGTGTCAACTTTATTTTTGTTGAACACAGTCATACCATTGACTTTAGATTGCACAGCTGTCACAAGTCTCCTCTTCTAGATTTTCAATTTGAGCAATGAGTGAATCCTTTTCAGGTATATCATCATGCCATCCAACTGGATGTGATGGTTCTTCTATCTCATCAGTTTTGTTATCATAAGTATTCTGATAATAAGAGGTTTTCCACCCATACTTATAGGTGGTCAATAAGTCTTGTGCCATTACAGATACAGGAACCTCATTGTTATCATAATTTGCAGGATTGTATGACCAATTACCTGAAATTGCTTGATCAAAGAACTTCTGCATAACAGAAACTATTTTGATGTAACCTTCATTACTAGACATATCCCATAACAAAGTGTAATTATTTTTTAGTGTAGCATATTGTGGAACAACTTGCTTCAATGGTCCTTTCTTAGATTTCTTGATAGAAAGGTATGCTCTAGGTGGTTCAATACCATTAGTTGCATTAGATACAACAGATGAAGATTCACTAGGCATCTGTGCTGATAATGTACTGTGTCTTAGACCATGAATCCTAATAGATTCCCTTAGTTCTTCCCAGTCATGCTGCAATTCTACTGATGAAACCTCGTCAACATCAGTCTTATAATGATCTATGGGTAAGTAACCATCAAAATACTTAGTACTACTAAACTTATCACAAGCACCTTTCTCTTCAGCAAGTTTATTAGATGCTTTGAGTAGATAATACTGGAAAGATTCTGCAAGGGTATGTACAGCGTCCCACGCCTCCTGTGAATCGTAATCAAACCCTAACTTGGCAAGATAATGTGCAAGACCAATGAACCCTACTCCAAGCGATCTACGTGCCTTTGTACCATTCTCAGCAGCAACTACAGGATACTTTTGATAATCAATTAGTTCCTCTAGTCCACGTACAGACAGATCACAAAGTTCTTCCAATTCACTATCAGATCTTACCTTACCTACATTGATAGCAGATAGTATACACAATGCAATCTCACCATTAGGATCATCAATATGTTGTAATGGTGTAGTAGGTAAAGTAATCTCCTGACATAAGTTAGACATTTCTACCTTATCCTTGAAGGAAGAATGACTATTACAGTGATCAATGTTCATAATATAAACACGACCAGTCTCTGCTCTTTCCTTAAGAAGATCTAAAATTAGTTCTTGTGCAGCAACATTCGTTCTCGGAATATCTGTCTGCCCCTCGTAGGATTCGTAGAGTTCGTCAAAACGCTCAGTTCCGAAAGCATCATAAAGACCAGGAACATCGTGAGGAGAGAATAGACTAATGTCCTTATTGGAAATGAATCTTTCATAGAATAACTTTGATATTTGTATGCTGTAATCTAACTTTCTAACTCTGTTGTCTTCACTTCCTTTGTTGTTTTTGAGGACGAGGATGTCTTTGATTTCCTGATGCCAGATAGGAAAGTGGACAGTAGCCGATCCTCCTCTAATACCGTTTTGCGTACAGCATCTGACAGTTGACTCAAATTTTTTAAGGAAGGGGACCACACCTGTGTGCTGAACTTCTCCACCCCTGATTTTAGAATTGATTCCCCTGATTCTACCTGCGTTAATACCGATACCAGCCCTCTGTGCGACATATTTGCCAATAGCCATATCACTGCTAAAGATACTATCGAG